TCACGCCCCGGCTATCAGACCGAACCAGGCCGGCGGGGTGACGGTCAGGGTGCCGCCCTCGCCGTCGTTGACCTGGCGGGGGGTGCGATCATAGACGGCGTCATAGGCCGCCAGGGCGTCGGGATCGGCGAACACCTGGTCATAGACCGCCTGGGCGGTGCCCAGGCCGGTAAACGGCGCCTCGGCCAGCACCTCCACCCCGGGCATGCCGTGCCACTGCTCGACCTCGGGGCCGCGCAGGCGGGCATAGACCATCAGCGCCGCGCCGTCCGGCGTGGCCACGGCCGGGGTGCGGGCGAAGCCCACCACCACCGGCGGCTGTACCAGCGCGCCGCTCTCGTCCCGCGCCAGCATGGCGGGGTGGTGGGTATCCAGGTGCGCGACCAGGGCGGGGAAGTCGGGCACATAGAGAATCGCGTCGATCATAGGGCAGCCCCTCCCAGGGCCAGGGCCGCACAGACGGCGGCCGGCAGGACAACGTCGAGGATGGAATCGCGCGACCAGTGACGGATCGCGCCGTAGTACCAGGGCACCGCCTTGGCGCCGCCGCCCTTGGCCTCATGCTGGGCGATCTCCCGGCCCAGGAACACGGCACAGGCCGTGAAGCCCGCGCCCCAGGGCCCCAGCAGGGGCCACAACGCCAGCTGGATCACCAGGGCGATGACAGTGTGTTCGAGGTGGGTGCGGTTCATGTGGTCATGGTCTCCAATTCAGCCGTGGACAGCGGCCCCGGGTACAGCTCGAGCAGCTGCAGGAAAATATCGCAGTTGGTGGCATTGCCAGACGAGCTGCAGCCGAAGGCCAGGCGGTTGCCCGGGGCCTGGGTGGTCGGCACGTCGGTGCCATAGCCGGCAGACGTGCCATTCAAGGACACCCCCAAGTGTTCGCCCAGCCCATACGAGGCGGCCAGCTTGTTGCCGTACTCAACATACTGACCGTTATCGGAAACCACCGCCTGGTCGCCGCCGCCCTTGTAATAGTTCTGCGACGTCAGCGCCTCCGCCCCGACGCTGAAATAGATTAACCCGAGGTATTCATTCGTTTCCGTAGTCGAGCCCAGCCAGACGCCAAAGCCGCCGCCACCGTCCGGGAAGAGCGGCCGCGAGAACTCGACATAGACCGCCCCGGCCTGCTGCTGGTATTCATCACCGAAGGGTCGATAGATTTCCTCGAGGTCGCGCGTCACGACCGCCCCCTCGGTGGGGATATAGCTGCCATCAAAGGGGCGATCGGAGAGCTGGAAGCCGCCCAGGTAGGCATATTCACCGGCGGGAATCGTGGCCGAGTAGGAAAACCCGATAGTATCCTGGAGCTGCACCAAGATGCGATTATCGCCGCCGAGCGAGGTCCATTGCACCGTCACCTCGTAGCCCATGCCGTTCTGCAGCTCGATCGCATTTATCGTGATGCCGGCATAGTTGTCGAATGTCCCATCCGCCGCATTGAAGACCGCCCGCAGGTTGTCGCTATCGAGCTTCACGCCCACGCAGGTGGCATTTCCCACGGGCTTGAACCAAAAGCGAAAGGTGTAGTCCTTCGCCGCCAGGCTGTAGAACTCGGCGATATAGACACTCTGGGCGGCCGCGCCGTCGGTATTGCCGACCCGGGAATATTCCCCCCGGGGCGCCGTTTCCGCCGAGGCGAGCACCTCCGTAAACCCCGACAGCTGCGACCAGTTGGCGAGCGCCTCACTCCACGGCACCAGGTTGGTCCGGTCGCCGCGCTTCACGGCGCCCAAGGGGGCCCCGGTCACCGGGTCGTAAGCATAGGCCAGCTCGTCGGGGGCATAGCGCATCAGGCGGCCGTGCGGTCCCCACTCCCACGCCTCGGCGGTGCGCGTGACCGTCAGCAGGTCGGCCACGGCAAAGGCTTGCGAGATGCCCGTTACATCGCCCTGCCCATAGGCCCGGTTGACGAAGTCCAGGCGCAGGGTCTCGCCCTGGTAAGGCCGCAGGGAGAAAGCGCGATTCAGCCGGGTGGCCTGCTCGTTGGCGGCCGCCACGGCCGCGGTCAGCCCGTTGAGCGAGGGAAACGTCTCGATCTCGGTGGCGCTGCCGGCGTCGTTGCGGTACAGCGTCAAAAAGCCGTCGCCGGTGGACGCCGGCGTCTTGAAGTAGTCACCGCCCAGGGTGTCGGCGAGGCCGGCGGCGGTGTCGGCGTAGACCTTGCCGGACACGGTGGCCGCGTCGCGGGCCAGCTCGGCGGCGGCCTGGGCCTCCTGGGCGGCGTCGCGGGCGTCCCGCGAGGCGTCGAGGTCGGCCTGCATCTGCTGCAGGGCCTCGAGAATGGCGTCCTCGACGGCGCTGGAATCCACCGGCGTCGGCGCCGCCTGCAGGGCGGCCGGCAGGCTCGACTCGCTGAACTCGTCGGCAACCAGGTTGCCCAGGCGCACCCGGTGGCCGCGCTCATTCCAGAAGACGGCGTAATGCCCCGGCTCGAGGTTGATGGCATAGGTGCCGTCCTCGTTGGTGGTAAAGCCCCGATCCGCGCCCAGGATCACCCCGTTCTGGGTGGTCTGGGTGGCCTCGAACGTGATAGTCACGGACGCGAGCGGGCCGCCCGCATCGTAGAGGATGCCGGTCAATAGCATGGGGTTGCCTCGTGCGGGTTACAGGTGGGCGCGGAAGGCCGCGGCGACGTCGTAGTCGGCCGGCTGGCTGATATTGGGGATCGCCGCCAGCACCTTGCCCTTGGCGGTGAAGCCGCGACGCAGGGCGGCATAGATGGCGTCGTGAATGGCCTGCATCTCGGCCACCGTGGTGACGTCGATGGCCTGGCCGCCGGCGAACCACTGGAAGGGCAGCGGCTGGGTGCCGGCCTTCACCTCGTCGAGCACGCCCCGGGCGTTGACCCGGGCCTCGACGTCGATGCTGATGTCGAGCCCCCGGTGGTGGGTGGTGCCATTGCCATAGGCAGCGTGGATCTCGCCGAGCCGGGCGCGCAGGTCGTCATGAGTCACCTCGGGCGGGGCGGCCTCGCCAGCGTCGGCCACCGGCACGTCGGCCTCGTCGAGCTGCTGCCAGGCCCCCTCAACGAACACCCGGCGCAGGCCCTCCTCGGGCGACGGCGGCGCCAGGGTGGTAGCGTTCGCCGGGATCAGGTACGCGCCGGGCTCCATGGGCGACGGGTCGGCCTCGGCCCGGCCGAGATAGGCGCCGGTGTCGGGGTGGTAGTGGTAAATCTGCATGGCGGTCCCTCAGTAGCGAATGCAGGCCAGCAGCGGGGCGTTTTGCGGGCGCGCCTCGCTGCCACCATCCGAGGCGATGGTGTGGTCGTGGGTGTCGGTGCTGGTCGAAAACGAGTGGCTATGGGTGTCGGTGTTGGTGGTAAACGAGTGGTTGTGGCTGTCGTTGTTGGTCGACTTGGTGGTGGTGACGCTCTTGCTGTTCGCGGCCACCGAGCTGTTACCGTCGTTGTAGCCGCTCGCCGCCGGGATGCCGTGGTTGTGGGTGTCGGTACTGGTGCTGCCCGAGTGGTTGTGGCTGTCGCTGGCGGTGGTGCCGCTATGGCTATGGCTGTCGCTGCCACTCTTGCCGCCGTGGTCGTGGGCCTTGTTCTGGTCGCCCTGTGACTCGCCGATGCCGCGGCCGGCATCCACCCCGCGGCCATCGTCCCACCAGCGCGGGAACTTGCCGCGGTGATCCGGCAGCGTGAACGTCGTCGAGCCGTCGCCGGGGCCGAACTGCAGCGGATCTTTGCCGGCCTCGCTGCCCGCCAGGTTGCCGCTCGCCTGGGCGAAGGCCCACAGGTCGGCATAGGCGCTGCGCGACAGCTCGGCGCCGTTGAGCTTGAGCCAGCCGGCCGGCGCCGTGGTGCAGGGAAAGCCCATCACCGCACCCACCGGCACCACGAAGCGCAGCAGGCCGTCGAGGATATAGCTCTGCTCGTCGTCGGCGACCCGTAGCACCTTCTTGGCGTTGCCGCCCTTCACCGGCAGGCCGCCCTCGCTGATTTCCTGGGTCTGGTCGCGGTAGGTCTCGGCTTCGGTGGCCGCCTGCTGGGCGTCGGCCTTGTCCTGGGCGATCTGGTCAATGTCCTGGTTGAGGCTCTGGGTCATCAGCACCAGGTCATCGCCGAAGGCCACCAGGGCGGCATTCTGCCCGTTCTGCTTGGTAATCGCGGCATCGGTATCGCCCAGCGCAAAGTTGTACTGCGCGAAGTTGGGGACCGTGGGGACGGTGGCCATCTATACCTCCACGAAGGTGAGCGCGTCGGCTCGCCAGTTGTTGAAAAAGTCATGGGTGTGGGCGTAGTTGCCGGCACGCCGCGCCAGAAAGGCGTGCTCGGCCTCGTCGAGGCCGCCGGTCTCGGGGTAGAGCGACACATAGACGTCACCGGCCTTGCCGCCCTGCAGGAAGGCCCGCGACAGGGTGGCCCGGCCGGTGGCGTCCATATAGGCCAGGTCGAACGACAGTCGCCGGGCGATGCCCCCGCCCAGGGTGCGCAGCGAGTTGCCCTCGCTGCGGCGGTGCTCGCTGGCGTCCTGCCACTCGAGCGCCACCCCATAGCTGGCGTTGAACTGCGGCGTCACCACCTGGCCGGCGATGATCCGGCCGATCTCCATGACCCCGTCGAGGTTGTCGGGGTCGCTGATGGTCACCCGGTAGCCGGTCACGGCGGTGGACGAGAACCAGAACGGCGCCTGCTTGATCGGCAGGTCATCGGTCAGCGTCGCGCCCCAGGGGTCGACGCCGAAACGGAAGTCGCCGAGGGCGATCAGCCCCGAGACGGTGACCGCGCCGGTGTCATGCACCACGGTGGTGTCGTCGAGCAGCTCGACGCGCACCGTGGCCGTGGCCGAGAGGTTGTGGCGGTAGATCACCAGCGCCTCGAGGAAAGCCGGGGTCGCCAGGGTGGCGGTGATCACCTGGTCGGCGAGATCCGCCGAGCGCCACACATAGGCCCGCCCGGTGCGCTGGGTATGGGCCACCGGCAGCGCCTCCGAGGTCGCCGTCAGCGTGGCCGGGTCGTGCAGGTTGTCGAGGATCATGCGTAGGCGGTTGCTCACACCCATACCTCCAGTGTCGTGATGCCCCGGGTCGGCGAGCGGCGCACGGCGATCACCCGGCCCAGCCGGCCCGACAGGGCCCCGACCTCCACGGCGATGGCCTGGCCGACGTCGGCCTCGGGCAGGAACGCCTCGAGGCGCCAGACGTCACGGCGCACCGCGCGCAGCGCCAGCAGCCGGTCGCGCTCGGTGGCGGCGTCCGCCGCCACACTGAGCGGCGAGGCGCGGGTGACTTCCTCGGCAAGCGGGTAGTCGGGCAGCGCCTGGGTGGCCACCGACTCGCGCCATTCGCGCTTGAGGCGCTCGGCCTCGCTGGCGTCGTTGGCCTCGATGGTCCCGGCCACCTCGCGCAGCGGGGCGGCATTGCGCCCCCAGCGCAGGGTGAGCGAGGCCCAGGGCTGCTGGGTCTCGACCAGCTCGAGGCTCCCGAACAGCACGTCATCCGGCGCCAGGGTCAGCTCGGCCACCGTGGGCACCTGGTGCTGACGCACCACCAGCTGGCCGAGGGCGTCCAGATACCAGTAGCCGCCCTGTCCCCGGCACAGGTCGTCGAGGATCTGCCGGCCGCTCACCGGGCCGGCGTAGTAGAGCCCGACGGTGTAGCCGGACAGGCCGTTCTCGGCGACCGTCAGGCCGTACTGCGCGGCGACCCAGGCGACCACCTCGGCCGGCGTGTCGTCGGCCTGCTGAATGTCGACCGTCAGCGCGCCGCCCGGGGCGTTGTCGAGGGTGAAGGCGCCGCCGGCCAGGTCGTCGGTGTGTGGCACGGTGTTCCCCAGCTCCTTGGGCGTCAGCGCCGTGGCCGCCAAGTAGGACGCCCGATAGGTCAGCGCCGTGGTCGAGACCCGATAGGCCGGGGCGTTGTAGACGCTGCCCAGCGCCAGCGGCACCGGGCCGCCGCCCAGCGGCAGGGTGCCGGTGTCGAGCGGCTCGTCGAGCCGCGCCGACTGGTCGACCATCGAAAACACCAGCTCGCCGCGGCGCGCCCCGCTGATGCCCTGGTTGATGCCCCGGGCATGCAGTCGGAAGTCGTCGCGTGACCAGCCCGGCCCGCCGAGATAGAGGCGGATCGCGTGGCCCGTCCAGGCATAGCCCAGCCAGGCGTCGAGCGCGCCGTCATTGACCAGGCGTACCTCACCGAAGGACAGCCGGGCATCGGCACGGGTCTCGATGTCGATGGCCTCGGCGAGCAGGTCGTCGTACACCCGGTTGGGCACCGCATCGGTGGGCCGGGAGATATAGGGGTGCGAGGCGAGGAACTCGGTCCCCGCCCCGTGCTCCATCTCGCACAGCACCACCCGCGGCGCGGCGTGGTCGGCCAGCCAGGCCGCATAGTCGGCGTCGGTCATACGGTGCTCACAGGGTTGCGGGTGTTGCGGTGGATGCCCTGCTGCTCGCGCAGCTGCTGGGCACGCTGGTCGGCGGCCTGGCCGGCATCGCGGGACCGCTCGGCGCGCAGCTGGCGGACCTCGTCGCGCAGCTGGGCATACTGCGCTTGCGACTCGCGCAGGCGCTCGCCGGGGTCGAGGGTCGACTGGTCGGAGAGCAGCAGCGAGTCGATAAAGCCCCGCATCTGCGCGTGCTGCTGCTCCATCGCCGTGAGGTATTCGCTCATGCTGGGGGCGAGCTTGAGCAGCGCCGCATACTGCTCGCGGCCGGCCTCGGTCATCAGGTTTTGCGCCTCGACCAGGTCGCGGAACTGCGCGGCGGTGTCGGGCATCTCCAGGTTGAGCTCGGCGAAGGCGTCACCCAGGTCGGCCTCGAGGTTGGCGCGCCGCTCGGCCTCGCCGACGAACGCCTGGTAATAGGACTGCTGGGCCCCGGCCAGGGCCTCGACGCCACCCATCAGCTCGGCCAGGTGCCCGGCCGCCCGGTAGGACGCCACCGAGCCCTCGCGAAAGCGCAGGTTGAGCGCGTCCACGCCGTCGGCGAGCAGCACCAGGGCCTGACGGGCCGGCACCGCCTGGGCGACGATCGCCTCGACCCCGCCCTCGAGGCTGGCCACGAAGTCGCCATAGGTGCCGTCGAGGCTCGACAGGATGGCGCGATAGCGCCCCTCGAGGTCGTCCATGCTCGAGAGGCCCTGGTCGGCGGCCGCCTCGCGCATCTCGGCCAGCTCGGCCTCGCTGCGCGCCAGCTGGGCGATGGCGTTGTCGGTGGCGGCGACCTGCTGGGCGAACTTCTTGGCGTTCTCGAAGTTGTCGCGATCACCGAAAAGCGTGTCAATGTCACGGCTTTCGCGGGCGAAGCCCACCCGGCCCAGGGCCGACTCGGCGACGGCTTCGCGCTCGAAGCCACTGCGCCCGGCGGCGCCGTACTCGTTGACGGTTTTCAGCGTGCCGGTGGGGTTCTCCCCGGCGTACTTGTCGGCGAAGGCCGAGCCGATCGAGCTGCCGATAAAGCTGCCGATCGCCGCGCCCACCGGGCCGCCGAAGTAGGTGCCGATCAGCGCCCCGGCGGTGCCCAGGTGCTGGCCGGTCTGGGTCTCGCCGAACACTTCGCCGCCGAGGCGCGTGCCGACATAACCGGCGCCGGCCGAGGCCAGCCCATTCATGCCCTGGAAATTGGCCGTCGAGCCGCCCATAAAGCCCGACTGCCCCATCCCGCTGGTGGCCGAGCCGGCGAAGCCGCCGCTATAGGCGGCGTTGCTGGCCCCGGTCCAGGCGATGCCGCCGCCCCCGGTCAGGCCGTTATAGAGCTGCTTGCCCGTCGACAGCAGCTTGCCGGTGCCGCCCATGCCACCACCACCGGCCATACCGCCGCCGGTGCCGGGAATGCCCAGCGTCCCGCCCATCTGCCCGGTGATGTTCAAGACAATGGGCTTGAGGGTGGCCTGATAGGCCAGCTCGGCCAGCAGACGCTTGAAGCCGTCGAGCAGCTGGTCGGCGAAGTCGTCGAACGACTCGAACGCGCCCTGGAAGGCGTCGGCAAAGGTGGCGTCGATGCGCTTGGTCGCCTCCTCCCAGGCCCGGGCCATCTCCTGGGCCATGGGGTCGGCCTCGCGGGACAGCTCGGCCATCTCCTCGCGAATGGCGGCCACCATGCGCCGGTATTGCTCGGGGCCGCCCTCCAGCTCGCCGGCCCGGTAGCGCTCGTTGAGATCCGCCAGGGCCTGCTCGAGCTGCGCGGCCTTCTGCGCCGATCGGTCGTATTGCGACACCAGGGCCTCGGTGCGCTTCTCGTACTCCTCGGCGCCGGTGGCGGCGCGCATGTACTCCTCGGCGGCCCAGGCCAGCCCCTGGGCGTGCTCGACCACGCCCACGGTGCCATCGGCCAGACCCTGGTCGAGCACGGCGACGCGCTCGGCCAGGGTGGTGGCCTCGGCGCGCATCGGGTTCATGGCCTGGCGCAGCGCCTCGAGGGCGTCGGCCTGCTCGCGGGCGGCCTTCTCGGCCTCCTTCGCGGCGTCGCCGATCTTGGTCAGGGTCGGCGGCGTGCGCTCGCCCTCGTCGCCGAGCTGCTCGAGGCGGTCCTTGACCAGCCCGATGGCCTCCTCGACGTTGGCCATCTCCTGGCGGGCCGGCCCCGCGGCCTCGCCAATCTCGCGGATCTGCTCGACCTGGCCGGCCACGTCGGCGCCCAGGAAGCCGCCGGCGCCGGTGTCGTCTTGGCCGACGGCCAGGTATGCCTCGCCGGTCTCCTCGGCGGCGGCCTTGAGGTCGGCCAGCTGGGTGGTCAGCTGGGTGAGCTTGGCCTCGGCCGTGGCCCGGTTCATGCCGTCCAGCTCGCCGGTCAGCTGGGCCACGGCCGCTGCGGACGCGTCCACCGTGGGGATGGTCAGGCCCAGCTCGTCGCGGAAGTAGAAGACCGCACCGGCGGCCAGGATCGCCGCGCCGGCGGGACCGCCGAGCAGCATCATAGCGCCAGAATAGCCTCGCACCGCCATGCTGGCCCCGCGTGCCGCCACGCTGGCCCGGGTCATCGCCGCGGCCTGGGTGTTGACCGCCGCGGTGTGCGACGCCTCGGCGGCCATGGCCTTCTGGTTGGCCACCGCCAGAGCCGCCAGGGCCCGGGTGCGGTTGGTGGTGCTGCCGGTGGCCGCGGTGGTGGCCTGGGCATTGGCCAGGGCGCGCTGCGCCGCGGCCTGCTCGGATTGCGCCACGCGCAGGTTCTCGGCGGCCCGCGCCACACCCACCTGGGTGGCGCGCACATCGGCCTGGGCGGCGGCCATGCTGGCCTCTGCGGCCTTGATGGTTGCCGCGGTCTTGGCGCCGATGGCCAGCGCCAGCTTGCCGCCATAGACCAGCGCCAGGGCGCCGCCTATGTCGACCAGCTCACCGAGCACCGCCTCGGCCCCGCCCGCCTCGGCGAGGAACGCGCTGGTCGCCTGCAGGCCGTCGGTCATGGCCGGCACCACCTCGGCCAGCAGGGTTTTCGACACGCCCTCGGCGGCGAACGACAGGCGGGCCATCTCGTCGTTAAAGGTGGCCATGTCGTTGGCGGTCTGCTGGCTGATGGTCAGCCCCAGGGCGTCGGCCTCGGCGCGCATGCGCGCGATGGCGTCGGTGCCCTGGTTGACGATCTGCAGCAGCTTGACGCCTTCGCTGTCCCAGATTTTCTGGGCCAGGGCCACCCGCTGGGCCTCGCTCGCCACGCCGTTCATGGCCGCGGCGATGCGCTCGAACTGCTGTTCCGGTGCCAGCTTGGCCAGCTCGCCGGCGTCCAGGTTGAGCGCGGCCAGGGCCTCCTGCGCCTCACCGGTGTCCTGGGCGGCCTGGGCCACCCGGCGGCTCTGGCGCTGCCACGCGGTGGTCAGCTCCTTGAACTGCACATCACTGAGGCTCGCGACATAGTTGTACTGACTGAGGGCCTCGGTGCTCGCGCCAATGCGAAGGTTGATCTTCTGCAGCTGGTCGGCAAAGTCGACCTGGGCGCGCAGGCTGCCGGCGGCAAACATGCTGGCGATCGCCGCGCCCACCGGCACCGCGGCGCGCTTGAGCACCGCCAGCCCTTCCCCCGCGGAATGCACGTTCTGGGTCAGGCCGCGCACGTCGTTGCCGGCCCGGTTGGCGTCCTGGCCGAACTGGCGCGCCTTGCGCCCGCCCTGGGTAAAGTCCCGGTTGAGGGCCTGCAGCTGCTTGTCGGTGGCCTGAATGGCCTTGATGCCACCACTGGCGTCGCCGGTGATGATCAGACCGGCCTTGTACTGGCTAGCCATGGGCTACCTCGACGATCGGGCACGAAAAAGCCCCGCTCGGTGGCGGGGCTTTCGCGATAGTGAATGAAGGGAAAGGGTCAGAGGCCGTCGGTGATCTCTCGCTGACGGCGCATCGCCTCCTCTTTGCGGGCGTCCTTGTCCGCCCGGCGGGCGGCGTCACGCGCCGCGATCGCCTCCGGCGACACTTTCCGGGCTGGCGGCTCACGGTTGGCCACGCGCAGCGTGAGATAGACGCTCAGGGCGGCCAGCAGCACCGCGCCGGCGACGCCGGCCGCCACCACGCCCCAGCCGTAGACGATGCCGAGATAGACCACCAGCAGCACGCCCGGCAGGAACGCCACCGCCTTGAGCACCCCGGGCAGCAGCCCGGTCGCATACAGCAGCACCAGCAGGATGGCAAACAAGAGAATGACCACACGCCCCTCCTCGATCGGCGATTACTGCGGAAACTCTAATGCAGACGCCGCTGGATCGCGAGCCGCGCTAGTTGCCGTTGATAACCTCCAGGGCGCCGCCCTCCAGCTGCTGGACCTGCTCGAGCATGGCCGCGGCGTCCTCGACGCCCTGCATGCGCATCACGCTCTCCAGCGCCGGGTAATCGAGCCCCTGATGCACGGCACCGCCCATGCCGGCGATCACCCGCCATTGGGTGCGGCAGGCCAGGAACACCCGCAGAGCGGGCCAATGCTCCTCCCACACCCCGAAGGTCTCGGGCTCGCTGGGGGTCGGGCGGGTGATGCCCAGGGCCTGGGCGTCGCTGTCGCGCGTGTCTTCCACCTGGCCGGCGCCCGCCCACCACCGGCCGGCGGCCCTCAGTTTTTTGCCGCGGCCTCCGCGCGGCCCTGCTGGGCGGCGAACCACGACAGCACCAGGGGGCGGCGCACATAGGCAATGTCGAGCAGCTGGGCGACCAGCTCGTCGGAGAACGGCACGGCCTCGCCGGCCTCGTCGGTGATGCCCTCGAGGCCGAGGAGATCCTGGCCGACCAGGGCCTCGTCGGTCAGCTCCCCGAGGCGCTGCTGCTCGAGCAGCTCCTGGGTGCGACTCACCGGGTGCAGGCGCCAGCGCGCCTCGATGGTCTTGGCCTCGGCCTCGCCGGGCACCTGGATGGTCACCGGCACGGTAATGTCGGGCACGCTCTTGAGCACGAAGGTCATAACGGTTCCTTGTCGATCGGAAACAGGCGCGCCGCCCGGGCGGGCGGCGCGCGAGGGGTGGTGGCCGGGCCTTACTTGAAGGTCAGCGTAAAGTCGTCGTCGGCGCTGCCGTCCGGCAGGAAGCGCAGCCCCAGGTCATAGTGCATGATGCCCTGGTTGTCGGTGGGCGAGATGCTCGACAGCTGCACATGGGTGCCGGCCAGCTCGACGATATTGCCGGCCACGGTGCCGTGGGTCAGGGTCGCCGCCACCAGGTTGACGCCGGCACTCTTGTGCGACTCGACCGCGGCGAAATAGTCCTTGGTGGCGAGGTCCGGCGCCTCGATGTTGGCGGTGCCGGTCACGCCGCGGTCGGTGATATGCACCGACTCGCAGTTGACCAGGTTGCGGTATTCCACCTGGTTGCCGACGTCCAGCGACAGCGAGGCCAGGCAGGCGCTATGCCCGTCGATCGCCGCGGTGGTGTTGGCCTTGTTGACCGGCACCTCCTTGGCCTGCACCGCCTGGGTGGCCACGCTGGCGTCCCCGGCCGCCTCGGTCTTCTTGTACAGCCCCGTAAAGCTGAACTCGATATACGGCAGGCCCTGGGCGTCGGCGCTGATGGTGAGGGTGCCGTGGGCGCCGCTGATGTGCTGCATCTGCCCGTCCTCGATCCACCACAGCTCGAGGCTCTCGTGGTTCTCGCTGACCGGCTGATAGACCACGTCGGTGCCGACGTTGACCGTCTCGCTCATGCCACAGGCGCGCAGAAGCGGGCCATAGGCCGGCGCCTCGCCGGCGGTGCCCTGGCCAGCCAGCGGCAGGCGCAGGGTGCGCTCGACATAGGGCCCGGTATTGACCTGCTCGAAGCCGCCGAGCCCGTCGCGCATGCGCTCGCGCTCCACGGTATTGCCGGCATAGGGATTGCCGCCGTCGAGCATCACCACCTCGAGGATGGTGGCGCCGGTCATGTCGGCACTCGGCGTGCCATAGGCGCTCTCGATCTTGGCCACGGCATAGCGCTTACGCCATTTCTTCGCCATTGCTGGACTCCTTTACATCATCGGTCTTGGGGGCCGGCTTGCGGGCGGGTGTAGCCGAGCGCCGGGGGTCGGGTTGCGGGCCGTCGGTACGCTCGACGAGCACGCGTTTGCCGCGACGGATCTCGTAGCGGCCGCCGTGGTTGGGCATGGGAATCTCCTGGGGTCAGGTGGAACGGATCAGGCGGGCATAGCGGTAGAGCTCGCGCCAGTAGACATGGCGGCCGGACACCGCCACGCGCTGGCCGCCGGCGTATTCCAGCGGCGCCACGCCGTCGGCCGCCTCGAGGCCGAGCAGCGCCTGCTGGACCTGGGCGCGCTGGGCGTCGATGCCGTCCTGCTCGGCGACCAGCACCACCGCCAGGTGCTCGCTCACGGTCTGGCGCACGTCGCAGGTGCCCAGGGCGTTGGTCTCGGCGTCGGCCTGCACCGGATGCACGAAGGCCGCCGGCAGCGCCGGAGCCGCGGTGGCCAGGCTGGTGGCCTGCAGCTCGAAGTGAGCCCGGTACTGGCGGGGGTCGAACTCGTAGTCGGTGGCCGCGTCGGTGATCTCCCAGCTCACCAGCCCGGCATGGCCCGCCACCCGCTCGACCAGGTCGTCGGTCATCGCGCGCAGCGGGTCGAAGGTCGGCGAGCGCAGGCTGACCACATAGGTATCGACGCGCCCCAGGCGGTAGCCGTCGACCTCGATGTCGCCCTGCGCGGCGAGGCTGTACACGCCGTTGGTGTCGGGGGCGTCGTTGGGCAGCTGGACCGGCCACAGCGCGCTCGCCACCACCGGGTCGACCAGGGCGACCAGCCCGGGGCCGGTGTCGGCGCGGCTGGGGTCGGCGTCGCTCGAGCGCCAGGCCGTGACGCCGGCACCGGCCAGCGCGGCGAGAATGGTGTCGATCATGGGCGTAGCCCCTTGCGGTCGAGGTAGCGGCTCAGGCCGGCATAGAAGCGCCCACCAAAGCCGCTCTGGTGCTGCTCGAGGGCCGGGCCGAGGAACGGATTCGCCGTCATGTGCTCGGTGCCGTGCTCCTGCCAGAGGCCCTTTCGCCCCTGCCAGCGGCCGCCCACGCGGCGATTGGTGCCCACCAGCAGGGCCACGGTATCGGCGCCGAGGCCGAGCCGGCCCTTGGCGCGCTTGCTCAACGAGCGGTGCCCCACCGCCCGGGCCAGGTCGCCCGAGTCCTTGGGCGCGTTGGCCTTGGCGGTCTTCTTGACCGGCGCGATGGCCCGCACCATGCCGGCGCGCACGGCGCCGTGCTGCAGCTTGTGCTCCAGCCCGGCCATGTCGCGCCGGGCCTGCTCGAAGCCGGCCCCGCTGACCTGGACGTTAAACCCACTCATGCACCATCACCTCCAGCTCGCGGCCGCGCAGGTCGGGGTCGACCGGGCGGCCATCGACGCGATACACGCGCCCGCGGTAGCGAAAGCGAAGCGTCTTGCCGGTGGCGTCGGCGACGTCCTGGCGCCAGCGCAAGCGGATGCGCGCCGTGCTCTCGCTCTGCGCTTCCTGGGCGGCCAGCAGCAGCCGGCCGCGCAGCGGCTCGATGCTGGCCCGGGCGGTATCGACGGCCACCCAATCGCTCGGGGTGTCCCCCGAGGGGGTGCGCGGCAGGCGCTGGTAGAACTCCAGCGTCACCCGGTGGCGTAGCTTGCCGGCTCGCATATCGGCCTCACACGTTGTAGTGCTTGTAGGGCCCGATCAGGGCATCCACCGCCATCGGCAGGTCGCTGGCGATCGTGCCGAGCACCACGCTCTCGCGGTTCTCGTACCAGTGCCCGACCAGCAGCAGCATGGCCGTGGTCAGGTCGTCGTCGAGCACCAGGCCGGCCTCGATCGGCTCGCCCGTCTCGGGGTCGTTGGGGATCTCGCCGGCGGTGGCATAGAGCTTGCGCCCGGTGCGGTTCTCGACCAGCCGCTGGGCCGCCGTGGCGTAGGTGTCGAGCAGGGCGTCCTCCTCGACGTCGTCCGGCTCGAGCCGGACGTGCTGCTTGATAATGTCCAGCTCGAGCATGGCGACCCTCAGCGCTTAGTGGCTTGCGTCTTCTTGGCGGCCGACTTGGCGGCCGGCTTCTCCTCCGCGGCCGGGGCCTCCGCTTCGCCAGCCTCGGCGGCCTCGTCCTCGCTGGACGTCTCCGACTCCGCGGTAGACGTGGCAGGGGTCGGGGCACTCTCCAGCCGGGTGGCCACCTCGAGGTGCTCGACGGCCACCTCGGCGCAGCGTTCCGACACCTCTTGCTCCCCCGCCTCGATCTCGACGACGCTTTTGCCATCCGGCGAGAACGGGAACGGCTTTTCGACTTTGATCCAGGGCATGCTTGCCTCCTTGAGTGATCCGAAAGGGAGGGGCGCCCGCAGGCGCCCCGCCGCTTACACGCTGAGGGTCAGCGCCTTGACCGCCTGGGAGTCGGTGAGCATGCCGCCGACCCGTTTGGTGGTGTAGAAGCCAACGTTCGGCTTGTTGGTGAAGGGGTCGCGCAGCACCCGGGTGCCGATGCGGTCCACGATGGTGTAGCCGCGGCGGAAGTCGCCGAACATCACCGCATGGGCATCGGCCGCCACGGCCGGCATGTCCTCGTTTTCGTTCACCGCGTAGCCCAGCAGGCTGGACGGCTGGCCGGCCTCGATGCCCGGACGCCAGATGTAGTTGCCCTGAGCGTCCTTCATGGTGCGGACCTTGAACAGGGTCAGCATCGGCAGCATCCAGCCGGCGTTGCCGCGGTAGCCCTTCTTGAGCGTGTAGACGAGCTTGACCAGGTCATCCGCCACGAAGTCCCCGGACACGCCGGAATGGATCTCCTGCAGGGTGCCGAAGGCGCGCGCCGCGTCGCCGGTGGTGGCGAAGGCGTAATCCAGAATGCCTTTCGGCTTGTTGACGCCGTCACCGCTGAGGAAGGCCGCGCCTTCCTGCTCGGCGAACTCGCGCGCCACCTCGGCGTTCAGCCACGCCTCGGCGTCGAAGAACAGGTCGTCGAGGCTGGTCTGGCTGGCCTGGGGGTTGGCGTAGATCTCGCCCATGTAGGCGGCGACCTGCGCCAGGGTCGGCGTGCCGGTCTCGGGACGGGCCGCGGTCTCGCCGACCCAGCCGGACCCGGCGCCGCCCAGGTTGACCAGCTTCTTGTAATCCGAGGTGCTGACGGTGATCTGATTGCAGACCTGGCGCATCGGCGACTCGTCGCGCAGCAGGTCGAGGATATTGCGGTCGAGTTCCTCCGGTACCGCAAAGCCGCCGTCAGAGTCGGTGGTGATGTTCAGCGCCTTCTGCTCCAGCTCGCGCAGCCCCTCCTCGCGACCCTTGCGAATGAAGCTGCCGAACGCCGCCTTGTGCTCGGAAACCTCCTTGCTGGCACCGGGCTTGCCGGGGCGATTGGCCTCCTTGAGGGCGGCCTCTAGGTCGGCCTTGAGGTTGTCCAGCTCGGTCAGCTTGCCGTTGAGCTGCTCGGTCTTCTCCGACAGCGCCGTTTTCTCGGCGTCGATCGCCTCGAGGCGCTTGTCGTTGGACTTCTTGAACTCGTCGAAGCGCTGGCCCAGCTCCTCGGCGACCTGGGCGACGTCTTTATGATCCACAGCCATGGGAGGCTCCTTATTGCATTCGATCCGATAGGGACTTGAGGTAGGAAAGCGCTTTTTCCGCCTCCGCATCTCGCGGCTGGATGGCGCTGTAGCCGGAAGCCATGAAGGCTTTGGCCTGAGACCGAGAAAGCCCTACCTCCCGCAGGGCCTTCTCGAACTCGCTGGGCCGGGGCAGCTCGCCCCGCTCCAGGTGATTCTTGACGTTGGAGATCCGGGCCTCGTCATTGGCCGGGAAGGTCACCAGGGAGACCTCCCAGAGATCGACCTCCTTGAGCAGAAACACGTCCTTGTCGCGGTCGAAATCCCACTCCTTGACCATGTAACCGATCGACAGCCCGGACAGGCTGCCCGCCTTCATGTGCGCATGGGCGCGACGCGCGAGCGGGTCGTCGTCGACGAGCAGGCGACCCTTCACAAAGAGGCCGTTCTCGTCCTCTTTCATCTCGGTATAAACGCCGATCGGCTCCTGCATGTTGTGCTGCCAGAGCATCGCGGGCAGGCGGTCCTTTTGCTGCCAGCGGGCCAGGCTGGCCTGGAAGGCCCCGGGCATCACCACGTCGTCGTAGCTGTCCTGGTTGCCGAAGATCGAGCCGTAACCCTCGAACTCGCCGGCATCGTTGACGGCCTTGATCTTGAGCGGCGCGTCGAAGCGTTGCTTGGTGTTCATTGCTTGTCCTCGAGGTCATGGTGGCGGCTTGGCTGGGCCAGTCCGCCCTGGATGGCCTGACGGTTCAGCGCGGGGCGGCGGGCCCGCTGCTCGCGCGCCTGCCGCCGCTCTCGGTCATTCCGGGTCGTCACGGTTGCCGGCCTCCGGCTTGGTGGTCATGTTGGTCGGCGTCAGGTAAATGTCGCCGCCTTCGCGGGGGTTGAGATCCTCGAGCTCGCGGCACTCGTTGGGGCTGAGAATCCCCCACTGGATGCCACGGCCGTAGGACTCATAGCGGGCCTTGAGGTCGCCCCGCTGCAGGGCCCCGGCATTGAACTTGGCGTAATAGCGGGCCTGGTCCTCGGGCCTCAGCAGGCCGACCTGTACCCGGTGCTCGATGCGCGTCAGGTACGGCACCAGGGAGTAATTGACGAAGTTCATCCCCTGGTGCTCGATGTTCGAGAACGTGGCCTTTTCCATGTTGGCCACCAGGTGCGGCGGCACCCGGTAGATCGCGCATATCTCGTCGCGCTGGAACTGGCGGGTCTGCAGGAACTGGCTGTCCTCGGCATTCAGCGAGATGGGTTTCCAGTTGAGCCCACCCTCCAGAATCATCGGCTTGTGGTTGTTGGCCAGGCCGCCGTGGCGCTCCTCGAAATCCTTTTTCAGTCGCGCATACGCCTTGTCGGTGAGGGTCTGCTCGGTGGACAGCACGCCGGTGGTCACCGCCCCGTTGCGGAACAGCTGGGCGCCGTGCTCCTCGGTATCGAGGCCCAGGGCGATGGCCTCGCGGGCATAGGCCACCGGATTGAGCCCGACCAGGCCGTCGAGCGTCAGCAGCCGCACATGCCAGATTTCATCCTGACTCAGTACGTCCTGACTGCCGTTCTGGAAGGTCACGCGATAGACCGGCCTCCACCGCTCGTCGAGCTTGGGCTCCACCGCGCCGGGATCGATCGGCAGCAGCTCCGACACTCGCCCGCCCAGCCCCTTGACCTTGTAGGCGTAGAAGTTGCCCCGCAGGCACAGGCAGGCCACCAGCAGCTCCCAGAACTCCTGGGCAGTCATGTAGTCGTTGGGGGCGACATTCAACAGCCGATACAGCGGGTGACTGGTGGCGGGGTTGCGACTTTTCGCCCCTTGCTCCATCAGTCGGCAAGGCAGCATGCCCACCGACTCGGAGAGCACGCGCACGCAGCCGAAAACGGTGGTCAGGCGCATGGCCTGATTGCCGCTTATCCGCCGGCCACTGACCGAGTCATAGGTCACCCCGAGTTCCTCGGCGAGGGCCTGCGACGTGCTAATGGCCGTGCTCTTGCGGCGCAGTAACTTGTCGATAAATTTCATTTAAAGGGTCCGAATGCCGTGTTCTTCGAGGTGGTCGGAGAGGTCGTCACTGTCGTCGGGCCGCATCGCGCGACCGATGGCCATGATCAGGGCCACCGCGCCATCGATCTTGTTGTGGTCGCCCTGCTTGATGGGCCGCACCACGTCGTCGTTACCCGGCAGGTGCTTGCCGACCACGTTGCCGATACACCAGGACATGATCGGGTGCCCGTCGTGATGGAAGCGCCCGGCGACGATCGCCGCCTCCAGCTCCTTCATCGGGTCCGACAGGTTGGTGTAGTTCTGCACCGTGGTGATGGGCGTCAGCCCCTCGTCGTCGAGCTGATGCGATAGGTTGGCGGCGCCGTGGGGGTCGATCGGCGACTCGCTGGCCGGGGTCTCGAGGTTGGCCTCCTTGGCACTCTCGAGGATCTCGCGATAGTCCACCTCGCAGCCGTCGGTCGCCTCGAGCGCGCCGGCCTCGATCCAGCCCTGGTAACGCTCGCCGAGGCGCCGGTCGTCGTTGTCGAAGGCCGTGTCCTCGGGCACCCAGAACTTGGGGCCAACGCTGTAGTAATGCACCTTGCCGTCGATCACCCGCGTGAACAGCCGAGCCATCGAGTTCATGTCGAGCTTGCGGGCCAGGTCGAAGGCCAGCACGCAGTCCTCGCCGCGGAACTGAGCGGCGGTAAGCGTGACATCTTCACAGGCTCGCCACGCTTCCATGTTGAAATAGCCGGCCCGCGAGGTGACCCACACGTTCAGGTGCTTGACCTTGAACTGGTTGGCGTAGCGGGCGCGGGCCACCGCCCGGGCCTGCTGGCTGCGCAGGTAATCCAGCTTCACCGACACGCCGATATTGGGGTTCGCCTTGTAGAGCGCAGCCTCGCTCGTCCAGTCGTCGCCCTTGTCGATGGTGTAGATGATGCCGAACAGCTCGTCGTCCTGGGTCACGCCGTCGAGCATCTCGGCGAGGCGCTCGCGCATCTCATGACAGGGCCCGGCGACGTCATAGCCGGCGGTGGTGATCACCCACATCATCGGCTGGTTGCGCGCGCCCATGCCGGTAATCATGGTGTCGTAGAGCCGCGAGTCGGGGTGCTCGTGGTACTCGTCGACGATCGAGAACGACGGGCTCGAGCCGTCGCCCGGATCGCCGATCACCGGCTCGAACACGCTGCCGTCGGTGCGTTCCAGCTTCTTCGCCCAGGTCACCACGCCGAAGTGCTTGCGCAGGTCGGGCAGCTTCTTGGCCATCTTCATGGCCGGGCGGAACACCTCCCACGCCTGCTTTTCGCTGGTCGCGCCACAATAGACCTCGGCGCCGTACTCCTGGTCGGCGCAGAAGGCGTAGAGCCCCACCCCGGCGGCGAGGATCGACTTGCCGTTCTTGCGCGGCACCTCGACATAGACCTCGCGAAAGCGCCGGGTCTTGTCGGTCTTGCGCACCCAGCCGAACACCACGGCGAAGATAAACAGCTGCCACGGCTCCAGCTCGATCCGCTTGAAGCCCCGGGCCCACTCGCCCTTGGTGTGGGGCAACAGCTGGATAAAGCGGCACACCCGCTCGGCCAGGTCGCGGTCGAAACGATAGGGGTAGCTCTTGGCCTTGGCGGCCTTCAGGTCATCGAGGTGTCGCGCGCAGGCCGCCTTGACGAAGCGGCAAGCAACGATCCGGCCGGCCACCACGTCGCGCGCGTACTTCTGCGCCGCGTTCACGTTGGGGTAAGCGGCCATGGATCAGAACTCTTGGAAGTCGTTTCCCTCGCCGCCCTCCTCGCCGCCACCGCCCGCGCCCAGCATGCGAATGCGGGTCAGGGGGTCGAGCCCCAGCAGCGAGCCGGTGCGGGTCAGCTGGGCGATACAGTCGGCGCGCACCGCCACGAAGGGGCTTTTCTTGATGCTGCCGTCCGCGGTGGGCACCACCATGCCGTGCTGGGTGATCGACGCCTCGGCCTGCAGCATGTAGGCGAACGAATTGCAGTAGGCGATCAGTAGCGGGGCGTCCTCGACCTCGAAGGTGCCGCGGTCGATCAGCACCCTGGACTGAGTCTTCCACACCCGAACGGCCGTCTCGTCGATCAGCTCGGGCGGCGGCGGCATGCGGGTCAACGAGCTTTTGTGCTGCTGTCCGGTCTTGCGTTTGCGGCCTCCACCCGAGGCCCGAACTGGTGCGCCGTTGGCCATCGGAACCCCTCAGAAAAACTTTCGTTATTTCTCGCGCATAAAAAATCGACTGCGCGGGCGGTCTCGGCCGGCTCAGGCTCCAGAGATTCGACCACCCCCTCCCCCTGAGCCGCCCCGCTCTCGGCCCCGCTGGGCCTCCTGCTGGGTCTTCGCCTTGTGGCACAGCCGGCACAGCGCCTCGAGGTTGTCGGGGCTGTCAGAGCCGCCCTCGGCCTTGTTGACGATGTGGTCGACGACCGCGGCCGGGGTGGCGCGACCCTTGCGGCGGCAGGCCTGGCACAGCCAGCGGTCCCGCTCCATCACCAGCTGACGCAGCTTGCGCCAGCGTGAGCCATAGCCTCTCTGGCTGGCCGACTTGCTCTCCTGGTGACGAGCCCAGCCGGTCTGCAGGCGCTCGTGCTCCTTGCAATAACCATGGCGCTCCCGGGTAAGCTGTCGACATAACCTCTCTCGGCAGGGCTGAGCGGGACGTTGAGGCATATAGATGAAGGAGTTGAGTGATGGATAAGGATCTCGAGAAACAGCAAAAGCAGTTTGAACAGTTTCGTTCTCAAATCCGAATAACCTTGCCCCAATGGCAGGTCGATCTCAAAAAGAACTTGAGTGCCATTCAAGAGAAAATGCGCCCACTCAAAGAAGCGTCAGCACAAATTCCCGATATGTTCCACGAAATTCAAGCCAGCATCTCGCCGATAGTTGAACGCTTCCAAGAAATCGCCTCTCAAATACCAGAAGATTTAGACACCTTTGAGCTTCAACAAAAAGAGCGCATTGAGCTTCTTGCTGAAAATGGGTGGTTTCCTGACTTCGAGCTATCCTTAGGGGAGCATTTTCAGCAAGCCAAAGAGTACCAGACCATCTTCCACTCTGAAGGAGCAAATGCTGCTGATAACTACATGACGAAGCACTTCGAAGAAGTCATGAATGATTTTTCAACAACCAAGCCTAAAGAAGTGACTGATGATCGAATGAAAATCATCTTGGAAGCGATAGGTGCACATGCCTCAGGCAAGTATTTCCTGTCAGCGCCTATCTTTTTGATGCAGGCTGATGGGTACTCTAAAGAGAACCATGGCCACCCTGTGTGGTCGCCTGGAAAAGGCGGAACCTCATTACTTACTGCCGCAAGAGAAAACAACAATGAAGAAAACTACCTGAGTGCCTTACTTCTTCCCATGCTAAGCACAAAGATGCCCGTCATTGTCAGCACAAGGAATAGACCAGAAATCAAAATACCGGACCACATAATAAATCGAAACCTGGTGCTTCACGGAGAGTCTATTAGATACGGAACACGCGAAAATTCAGCCAGGGCATTTGCTTTTATGTGGTACTGCATGTTCTTTATGCACACATTTTTTCGAGACAAGTAGAGCAAAACAATACCGCTGATAAAAACAACCACTCTACCCTTCTCTGTTATTAAAGCTTATCGCATCCATAAATCTCGCCGGGCGGTGTCCCGCTCGGCGAGCTTTGTCCTTTGAGCGCTCCCGCACGTTAATGCCCAAGGCGGCGCCCATAGTCACGAACAGCCAGGCGAGCATGCCGGTGAACTCGGGGTCGCTGACCAGCGTTGGCTCCCGGCCGATGGCGTAGACCATCACGCCAGCCAGGCCGCCGAGTGAGGCGGCGAACACCCAGCCCAGAGCCGGCCGCCAGCCGGACTTATAGACGCCGTCATGCTCTAGCTCTGCACGCATGGTCTTCTGGGTCTCGACCAGTCGTGCCGTCTTCTCGGCGGCATCGGCTGCCTCGGCATCGAGGCGCATCTGCTCGAGCTTCTCGCGGTGCTCATTGTTGATGCGGATCAGCTCCGCCCGCTTCTCCTCGTCCTGAGTCGCTGCCACCAGGCCAGCAGGAGTGTTCTCGACACCCAGCAGCCCAGTGACCAGGTCGGCCGCGCCAGCAGTGATACCGCCAGCAGCAGGGCCGCCAAGCGCAGTGGCCACGGCGGGCGCATACTTGGCCACCTCCCCGACAGCATCTTTCCAGTCCATCACCGACCTCCCCTGACACGTTCGGCCACGGCCATCAGCATCACGTCGATGCTGCGCGGGCCCAGCCAGCCACAGACGACGCCGACCGCACTGCCGGGCCAGCCCTCGAGCTCGAAATACACGTTGATACCGGCCGCGACAGCGACCATGGCGGCCAGGGCCGGCACGTCCAGCCACAGCCGACGAGTGAAGAATCTCGGACGGTGTCCCATCTTGACCTCGTGGGCGATCTTAGCGAGCAGCCCCATCATCACGGCCCCACCTGCGGATAGAGCCAGCAGGGCATCTTGCAGCCAGCCGGTGTTTCGCCATGGCATCAGGCGCCTCCATCTCGCAGTTCAATGACGCGGCGCAACCACCCGAAGGAGAACGCCTCCTGACTCTCCCGGCGCTCGGCCAACTCCACCAGGAACGCCAGGCGCAGGCCGTTGACCGCGTGCGCCAGCACATGCAGCCCAGGGCGGCCCCGGGTCTCGTGGTAGGCCTCCAAGGCACCTAGGGTGGCCGGGCCGACGGCGCCATCCACGGCGATGTCGTCGTAGTCGCGCTCGACGCGGTTCAGCACATTGAGCAGGCGCTGGAGGTACTCGCCGGCGCGGCCCGGCCCGGAGTTGACCCCGAAGTCGAATAGGTACTCGGCCAGCGGCTCGTGGATCTCGGCGACCTGATCGAGGCGCAGGCTGTGCCAGTAGCGATCCGCGTAGATCTCGAAGGCCAGGCGGCGAGGCAGCTCGCGCATGTCGCCCTTGTACCCATGGCGCCGAGCTACGGCCTCGGTGATGCCGTAGCGGGTCGGGCCACCACGGTCGGCGCTGTGATTCACATAGCCGCCCTCCCGATCGACGACCTCATCGATCAGGCGGCGCTGTAGCGGCTGAGACATGATGACCTCGGCGAAGAAAAGGCCGCCCAGGGGAGAGACGCTCGAGGGGGACACCGAGCCAGGGCGGCACAAACGGAAGCGCCCCGGCGGGAAAGCCCGCCAGGGCGCAGTAATCGACAATGGCTATAGAGTAGCTACCCAGTTACCAAAACGCAAGATGTTGTGTTTTCTTCCTCGATCCTGTGGATAACATGGCGCACCATTCGCCCCCGCGCCTGGGTCGCCGCCTTGCGCATGGCACCCGCTGACAGGAACCGGCAGCCACCACCTGGTGGGAACCCGAGCCGCTGCAGGGCCCACACCTGGCGCGAGGGGTGCGCCAGCTGCTCGCTGGTGAGCTCTCGCTTCTCATCCCTGGGCGCCATCGAGCGAGCCACCAGACGGGTGCACATCAGTACCGCAGCGGCCTGGTGCTCGGTGATCCCGCCGACCAGGGCATGCGCCACCTGCGCCAGCTCGCTCTCGTAGCAGTACCGGGTCGCCGCTTCAGCCATGTGGTCGACGGCGCCCGTCACCTCCCCACGGCCTTCACCGATCCCGTCCACCGGCGAGACCGGAGCAAAACCGGGGTTTCGATGGCGCTGGCCCAGCCGCCACTCCGCCTCGATCTCCATCAGCTCTGCGACCATGGCGCGGGCCGCCTCCTGGCTGCGCGCCTGTTTGGGCCCCAGCGTTCGCATCACCTCCTCCAGCTGGCGGACCGACATGCGCGTCAGGTCCCCTCCGACCAGTTGGCTCGTTCGCATCACTCCCTCCAGTCAGTCCCCGACTCGATACGCCGCACAGCGCCCACCACCCGGGTCGGCGGCAACGCCATGTACTCCCTCAGCACCGCCCGGGCCTCCTCTAGGCCTCGCGCCAGCACGGCCCCATACCCCCGCTCGTCGGCCAGCGCCAGCCAGTCACGCTGGGAAGGCGCGATGGCGGCATGCCGGGGCGGCGTCGCCTTGAGCTCGAGATACAGCCCAAACAGACCCCCACGCGCCTCCATCACCACCAGGTCGGACACCCCGGCCTTCACGCCCTGCCGCTTCAGGTCGGCCGCCGTCTTCTTGTTGCGCTGGCCGCCGTTGGGTACGTGGTAGGTCACCGGGTAGGCCTGGCCCACCTCGGACCCGCGCTGCCACTCCCCATAGAGCCAGAGCACCAACGCCTTCTGCTCGTTGCCCTCGTGATCGATACGGGGTGCCCCGGGGGCGGCGGGCTTGGCAGTCCCGGTCTTCCCCATGGTCGGCGCGGTGAGGGACCTCTCCCGCCAGGTCCGCTTGCGACGGGTAATCCGCTTCGGCGTCGACGCCATCAGCTCGCCCTCCTTGGCTTGTTCACGTATCGGGCACCCCGGGGCTGCTCCCTCGGCTCGCTCATACCGCCAGCTCCTCGTTCCGATCCCAGGCGTCGAAGCGGCGGGCGATGTCCCGCAGCCGATCGGACGCCTGGCGGTTGGTGGCCAGCCAGCCGAGGCTCTCGACCCCGCACGCCCGCTCGAGCCACCGCTTCGCCGTGGTGCGGTTGTGCGGCCAGCCATGGGGCGTGGCCGCCGTGGCATCGAGCCACTCGCAGAACCGCTCACTCTCGGCCAGGGCGCGGGCCTGGTCTTCGCTCGGGTGGTGGCGCTCGGTCATGCGGCCTTGCCCTCCTTGCGCTTCATGCCCCGCAGGATCTCGGTATCGAGGTAGGTGACGTCTACTCGCGCCAGCTCGCCGCCCATGATGGCGTCAGGGCCATACGCCTCGACGCCCTCGCGGCCGGTATTCGGGTCGTGGACCACATAGCCCGTTTCGGAGGCCTCGACTATGACCGCGTGCAGTTTGCCCGGCTGGTTCAGGCTCGGCGCCGAGACGAGATAGGCTCCCACCCAGGGGAACGGGTGGCCGGCGCCAGCGATCTTGACCGGGAAGATGCCGTTCTCCACCAAGACCAGGGCGTCGTCTTCCCAGCAGATCCCGCGATCGCCGAAGCGCTCGATCAGCGCATCGATGGACTCACCGGTCACCATGGCCAGGCAGGCATGGGCGCAGGTGTTTGCGGTAGGTTGTTGCAGCGGCGTGACTTTGATCATCCTGCTCTCCTTTGCTGGCGCTCCCAGCGCTGGTAGTCGGCGACGATCCGGTCGAGCATCGCCCGGGCCGAGGCGCTGTGGTCGATCTCGGCGCGACTCGCCACCCCGCAGGCCAGGCGGATGGCATCGGCGGCGTCCTGCTCGGTGTGGGTGCCATCCGGCAGCTGTCCCTCGGCCATGCCGTGCTGGCACCGGCGCCGCCGGTCGAGGTAAAGGCGGAAGCGCGGGTTCTGACACAAGATCGCCGCGCGACGGGCCTGCGGGCCGCCCTTGAGATGTGCGGTCATCGGAACGTCCTCCCCGGGGCGATGCGACGGTTCTGCCGGCAGTCCTGGCAGGTGTCGTGGGTGATGTGCCGGGTGCGGCCGGGCCGCTCGGGGTCCGACACGGCGTCGCGGAAGTGGCCGACGGGCGCCAGCCGGTGGCAGGCCGCGCACCGCTGGCGGCTGGGACGAGTCAGAGGCGCGGCTGCCATCACGCCTTCACCTCCCGGCTTGCGTTGTGACGCTGGATCCGCGCAGCGTGCGCCGCGGCTCGGCCGGCCTCGGTCAGGGCATAGGCCGGGTGCCAGGCGTCGCCGACCTTCTCCTCGGCGGCGATGTAGATGAACCCCAGGCGCTCCAGTCGGGTGCAGGTGCTGGCCACCTGGCGCCAGATCGGGCCCTCACCGGCGGCCGAGCTCAGCCGGCGGTGGAGATGGGCGATGGTCAGGGTGTCGCCGGCGGCGCGGCGCAGCGCCAGCAGGACTTCGTTCTCGAGATCGACGGGCTTCATTGCTCGGCTCCCTCCTTCTCCTCCTCGACGATGGCGAGCACCTGGCGCGCCGGCCGGCCCGCAGTACCCACGACCTCGATCTCGCCCCGGTCCAACAACTCATGGCAGCGCGGGCAGACGGTCTGGATCGGCAGCCCGGTATGCTCGACCAGGTCATGCCGAGTGCTGGGGCCGTGCTGACTCAGGGCCTCGAGCACCAGACGGTGTTGCTGGTTGGCACGCCCGGAGCGGCGCACGTCGTCATAGGCCTCGCGGGAGACCTCGTTGCCGGTCGGTTGCATCACTGCGCTCATGGTCATCCCCTCCCCAGGGCGGCCTTCAGGGACCGGAGCCCCTGGTCGGCGTTCATGGCGTGCGGCAGGCCCGCGGCCTCGGCCTGGCGGGCGGCCTCGTCTCGGCTGGCGCGCTCGGCCAGCTCGGCCCGGCGGCGCTTGGCGTCGTGCTCCAGGGCCGCCCGGGGGCGCATGCTGTCGCCCCGGGCCACCCGCTCCACCACGCAGTCGCGGTTGTCGCTGGCGTAGTAGTGCTCGAACTGCCGGCGGTGCTCGCCGAGCTGGTGGTAGCTGGCGCTGCGCATGTTGTGCAGGTCGACGTGCTCGGCGGCGGCGGCCACGGCGTCGTGGATGAACGGCTTGCCGGCGAACGCGTGATCCTGGACGTTGCGCCAGGCCTGCTCGGTGCTCGGCAGCCCCAGCGGCTCCGGGCGCAGGCGGCACGCCTTGGCGAACAGCATCGGGCTGTCCGGCGGCCAGGCGGTGCGACCTTGAGCCACGGCTTCGCCGGCGGCGGCGTTCAGGGCGGCCAGCCCGCAAGTCACGTGGGCCTCGCTAAGGTGCTGCAGGGCCTGGAGCCACTCGTGGCGAACGTCGAGGCAGATCCACTCGCCCTCGAGCTCCTCGCCCCAGCCGGCCTCGGCGCAGCGGCGGCGCCAGTGCACCCCGTACAGCTGCCCCAGGGCGTCGAACAGCCGGTCGATGGTCTGCTCAGTGACCGGGGTCAAGCTCCCCGTCGTAGACCGATCCCCCTGGCGCTGCTGGGTCTTGCGCTCGGCGGCGGCGCTCAAGCTCGCGACGAGCCTCCGCGGCGCTGAGGTTCGAGAAGCGCTGGCGCTGGCCAGCAGGTCCTGTGCGGTGTCCATGAGGCTGTCCTCCCGTGGCGGAGCCGGCCGCAGGCGGAGCGCGGCGGGCATCGTTGCGGATCCAGTCGACGAACTTGGCGACCCAGGCGGCCTGACCGTGGCGGCGTCCCGGGGCATCGGCGTGGTGGGCGGTGAACTTGGCCAGCTGGGCCGGGGCGTACTCGGTGTCGGCAGGCAAGCCGGCGCGCTGGCAGGCCATGGCGAACGCCTCGGGCTCGGGCTGCCAGTCGAGGGTCATGGCAAAGCGGTGATCGCCCGCCGGGGGCTGGCCGTCGTCGTCATGGCCGGCGGCTTGCTCGAACACCGGGTGCTCGCTCGGCGCGTCGCCCGCGCCAGAGAGAGAGTGGGGGTTGGTTCCGGACGGTTCGGGTGCAGCTCCTGCACCCCGTGGCGTCGTCATTTGCACCCCGTTGGCAGAATCCTGCAACCCGCTATCTCCACGGGGTGCAGCCTGTGCACCTCGCGAGTCATTCCCACGGGGTGCAGAATTTGCACCCGGCTCGGGGGGCATGTCCGGCGCCTGCTCGTCGCCGATCGGCTCGAGCTCCTCGAGCCCCATGCCCAGGGCGAGGTCGTACACCGTGGGGCGACGGTCGGCGCGGTCGATGATCGCCGCGGCCACCCGCTGGTTGCCCTTACGGATGAGCCCCTTGTCCTGCAGCAGCTTGAGCTTGGCGATCACCGTGCGGCGGCCCAGGCCGGTATAGCGGCGCAGCAGGTCGACGCTCGGGAAGGCGTGCCGCCCCTCGTGGTTGGCATGGTTGGCCAGGCCGAACAGCACCGCTCGGGCACCAGGATCGGTGACGGCCTGCTGATGGAGGGCCCAGGTGGTGGCTTCAACCGACATAGCCACCTCCCAGGGAATAGAGGGCCACGGTGTTACCCGCTACATTAGGAGCTTCCACACATCCCAATGGAGCAACACCGTGGCCGAAATCGAACCAATGCTGCACGAGCATGTTTGGGACCGGATCCTGCAAGAAACGGCGCAGCGCGTTGATAGTGAAAACCCAGACATGCCACGTTACGAACGCCCTGGAGCCATTCTTCCCATGGCCCTTCAGAGTTTCTTGGTTGCCTGCTACAGCCATGAAAGGATCAAAGCTCAAGAAGATCGACCTTGGGCTGTACTTACCGGGCGAATGGGTGCCGAGCTCGATGCCGTAAACAAGCATCACTGGCTTCCCGCCACAGTGAGAGAACTCAGCGATGCGGACCTTTTCATGGCACTGCACGACGAGTTGACTCAGCATTCGTACGACCCGGGTGTTTACCAAGCCGTCAAGGGAATATTCACGAAAAACGACATGTTCTCGCATATCAGTCACCTAGCACCTGAACCGGAGGGCGCCTCACAAGCCGAATAGAGCGCGGCGAGGTGCTGGCGATATGCTCGAATCTCCGCCAGCACCTCACGCTCGTGGCCCCGCTCCCGCCCTACCATTTCCTCTAGGCGAGAGACGCTTTCCCGGACTGCCTGAAGCTCTCCAATGAGGCGACCGAGCTCTTGTTCCACCTGCCACTGCTCCAGCAGCGGAATATCCTGCTTCATCGTGCGTCTCCCTCGAGCTTCGCGAGCTCGGCCTTGTATTCCTCCACCAGCTGCGCGTGGTGGCTCCATTGCTCGACGATCCGCTCCCGGGCCTCGTCGTCCTCCTCCTCGGCCTTCACCAGCGCCAGCAGCGTGGCCATGGCGTGATGGAACCGGGCACGAAGGCGGGCCTCTTCAACCGGGCCCTGGTCGTGCAGCGCCTCCTCGACGGCGAGCCCCAGGCGGGACACCTCGAGGATCAGGTCGGTGCGTGAGCTCTCTCCGTAGCTCAGCAGCGTCAATGCGGCGGTCATCTCTTCCCCCTCGACTCCTGTATATCCAACCACCTCTCTCAAGCGGTCGTTGCCATCCCTGGCTGGGGCGTAATCTTTGGGACAGAGCGAGGGCCGGCATTGGCCAGCAACCACTCAGCGGTGAAGGCTCCACTGCTCGCCTCAGCCATGGCCTTGGCGTAACGGGTCTCGCCGGTGAACTCGGTGCGAGGGAGAGCATCGCGATGGATCCACTTGTAAACGCCGCGCGGCGTGATGTTGCAGACCCGGGCGCACTCCGTGACGCCGCCCACCTTATCGATCGCAAACCTCAGTGCGCTCATGAACTGCCGACCTCCACTTATGTACTTACGGTACATAATAGGCCGGGACTGAAAGTACACGCAACCACTGCCATGATTGAACGCATGGTTCACACTCCGAATTCTGAAGCGCCATTCAGCGCACGCTTAAGGGCAGCACTTGACCGCGCCGGGTTATCCGGCCGCGGGGAAGGGGCTCGCCTTGCGAAATTGGCCCAAGTGACGCCGAAGGCAGCGAGCAAGTGGCTCAACGACGAAGCCCGCCCAGGGCATGACAAGCTGGTGGCTATCTCCAAGGCTCTGCGGGTCAGGGAGGAGTGGCTGGCCTATGGGCGCGGCCCCATGACCTTCTCCGAACTAGCCGGCGAGAAAGCAGCTGACGAGGGCGCCGGCTCAACGCCATCAGGTGAGAGCAACGTGGCACCAGCACCACAGCTCCAGGGCATGTGCCCTGAGATCTCCTGGGTACAGGCCGGCCAGTGGGCCGAAGTCTGCCACGTCGAGCTCGATCCCGAGTCGGTCAACTGGTACCCGCGCCCGCCCAGCGCCAGCGAGCAGACCTTCGTGCTGCGGGTGGTCGGCGAGTCGATGATCCCCGAATACAGCCCGGGCACCCTGATCTATGTGGACCCGGAGAAGAGCGCCGAGACCGGCAAGGACGTCATCGCGGTGATGACCGACACCGGCGAGGCCACCTTCAAGCGCTTCATCGAGGAGCCGGGCGCTGGCAAGATGCTCAAGGCCCTCAACCCCGCCTGGAAGGACCCCTACTTGCCCATCAACGGTAACTGCCGGGTCATCGGCGTGGTGGTGGCGGACATGCGGATGCGCTGAGTCTTGCCTACCCTCATGGATGCCCTTCCCAGGACTGAGATATAGTCAGGAGCCAGCCTCCTCACTGGCAACTTGCCAGCTAATAACCAACACGACATATGAGCAGGGATGCCCCCATGGCAGAAAAATGCCTAAAGCATGCGATCAGAACGCAATCAAGGATCGTAGGTGAGCCCGGCGCTGAGCTAAGAGTCCCTCAAGGGTTTCTCACCCCAGGCTTTGTCACCGTGGCCACCAGCCTGGGCCACACGAACGGGGTCAGCGGGATCCAGTACGACGATCCAGGCAGTCATCAGGGATTGTTCTCAGCCTTGCAGGTGCCTTACATGCTGTTTGGCGATGATGACTTCCCCTTGGCTCGCATAAACCGGGGTCTACGGTATAGCCCCATGATGATGCTGGTAGACGCTGACGACGTTGACCGCGCCACTACAGAGACCTCTACATGTATTCGTGGGCACGCTGGTGACTTACCTGGCGTGGCCAAGCTATGCAGCGTCATTGGCGAACTTCACGACAACGTCCGAGCACACGCCGGAGGCGCTGGATTCTCGATGGCGCTGCTCTGGAATTATCGAGGACAATACGACGCCATCGAGTTCTCGGTGGTAGATGCAGGCAAGGGGTTTCTTGGAGAGTGCCAGCGGCGCGGCATTCCTGAAGCGACCGATCATGCTAGCGCTATCGACTGGTGCCTGAGAAAAGAGCATTCTACGAAAGACGTAGATCATGATGAATTTGCCCAGCAGCAACCCGAGGATGCGATGGGCACCCCCTTTGGCGACCTGACCGAGACACGTCACTGGCATGACGGCAACCACCACCAAGGCTTGGGCCTAGACCAGCTCATGAAGCTAGTGCGCCAATACGATGGAGACCTATGGATCGCCAGCGGGGATGCCTTGCTGACCTCCAGCGCGACCACCCGACAGGACGCAGAATTCGGCAGCTTTGCTGCAGTGCCGCACTGGCAAGGTGTGGCAATCGCATGTAGATTAAGGATCAGCGAGCTTGGTAAACACATTGAAGAAGAGCCCCTCGATGAGGACGTGCAGTCCATTCTGGACGATCTCATCTCCGAGTGAGCTCTCACCATGCCGCGCCACTGAGGGAGCAGACCATGACTAAGACATTGAAATATAAGGGCTCCTTAGCAAATCGGAACACGGCAGCGCAGGAACGCCACCAGATCGAGGAGCTTGCCTACAAAGGCGAGCAGGTGGTGCTGGACTACAGTGAGGTATCGTCTCTGTCCGGTTCGTATGCTGATGAGCTGTTTGGCGTCTTCACGCAACGCCACGGGGCCCAAGCGCTGAAATCCACCCTAAAGGTGAAAGGTGCCAGCCAAGCCGTGGCTCACGCTATTGGCCAAGCCATCCAGCAAAGGATGAAGGCTCACGCTGCCTAAGCTGGCTCCCTAGCACCAAAAAGCCCGCAATGATGCGGGCTTTTTGCGTTTCAGGACGTTGGTAACGCTGTCACAGCTGCCCCAGCAGCTTCATGTCGCTGCGCAGCTCCTGCGGCACGTCCTGGACTAGGACGATGTTCAGGGCCTGGCTGCCGTCCTCAGCGGTGGCCACGCTCTCGCCCATGCTGGCGTTGATCTCGTCCGGGCTGAGGGAATACATGGAGCCGGTCAGCGGATCCACGATCAGCCAGCCGACGAAGCCGCCGAATACCAGGTTGCCCGCCACGTACCAGCCATTCGGAGAGCTGGAGATCGCCACGGTGCGGTCCTCGAAGCCGTCCTTGCTGATGTTGACGGTGTAGCTCTTTCCGCCGAAGTATGAGCCGTCGGCCTTGCGCAGGGTCACGGTGGTCGGGGTCTTGCCCTCGAACACGTCCATGCTCCGCTCATCGGTGATCACCACGTCCGCCTGGGACGGGGTGCTGTTGATGGTGATCGCCTGTTCCTTGTCGCCCACGATGCTGGCGCAGCCGCTGAGCGTCATCACGCTGGCCACGCCGATCGCGGCAACCATTCCCTTGAGTTTCATAAGTCCCCTTGCGTAAGTCGATGTTCTGTTGGCGCCCCTCGACGGGGCCAGAAGATGCTACCCGGGCACCCCTACTCCCACAATGCCCTGAGCCTTCTACATACCGCTGACCCGTGCTCTTCCTGACCTCCGACAGCCCGCCCTCGAGGCGGTTTTTTGTGCCCAAGCCCTGAAATGTACTTTTGGTACTTGACCATTGCTGTACCAATGGTACATATTTGGTTCACAAGTTCAGCGCATGGATGGGGGACATCACATGGATCACGCACCGCAGCACATCGAGTTCGCCGGCTTCCGATGCTGCATCGGCAAGCGCGGCTCGGACTGGCCCACCGCCAAGCAAGCCCAGGTGCTCGCCGGGCTTGCCGCGGGCATGACGCAGAAGGAGATCGCCCGGGAGCGCGGCATCAGCCCGTCCACCGTGAAGAGCACTGCCGAGGCCATCTACTACCGCCTGCGCGCCACCCGAGCCGCCGACGCCATCGTGAAGGGCATGCGCCGCGGCTGGATCGCCCCGCTCGTGCTGGCGCTGCTCGTCTCCGGCCTGAACCCCCACGCCGAGGCCATGCGCCACCGTCCGCCCCAGCGCACGCGCCAGCAAGTGTCAGCCACCGCGCGGCTCACTCGCCGCGACACCGGGAGCCTTTACGCATGAGCACGCCAAGCATTCCATCCGCCACTCGTTTCCTGATGGCCCGCATCCAGGACCTGGTGCTCGACCTCAACCTCGCCGGCCGGCACCAGGCATGGCTCTACATCCACGGCGGCGACCGCCTGAGCTATCGCCTCGTCACCATGCCCCGGGGCTGCACGCACACCGATCCGGAGGCCGTGGGGATGGACGCTTGGCTGAGCCGCCTGTGGGACCAGGACTACATGCAGCGCATGGGATGGTCCTGGCAGATCGCGCAGCAGACGGTCCACGCCGACCTGCTCAACATGGCCGAGCGCTTGGAGCGCCTGATCGAGGAGGGCAAGCCCTCATGAACCAGCACCAGGACGCCACCCAGTTCCCCTACCACGTGCACGACATCGCCGTCGCCTGGCGCGAGCACGCCCAGCGCCACGGCATCACCGACCCCGAGACGCAGCTGCTGGCGCAGGAGGCTGTCCAGGGCTCGCCCCGGGCCGGCTACCGCCCCGCCTTCTTCGTGCCCAGCACCGGCGAGCTGGTGACCATCGTCGCCCAGGAGCCGCACCGCTACGAGCAAGAGGCCATCGACTGGCTGCGCTGGATGCTCGAGCAGCTCCACCACAACGGGAACATCACCCTCTACCGCCGGGAGGACGCCGCATGCGCATGACACGCCAACAGCACACCGACCGCGCCACCGGCGGCATCGTCGGTGGGTTCGCCGCCCTGGTCGTCGGCAGCGCCGCCCTCCTCGCCTTGGGCGCCGTCCAGGGCACCGACGCCGAGATCGCCGCCGAGGGCCACCGCCAGTACTGCAAAGGCGTGGCCACCTGGCAGTGGGAGGCCCACCAGGGCGTGCAGCCGGAGCACCGTACCGGCCACCCCGACTGGAAGGGTATCGCCGCCGACGAGTGTCCGGGCCTGCGCCCGGCCGCCCCGGCACTGGACCTGAGCACCGAGCGCCAGCTGGTACAACATTGAGGACGCTACGTATGAAGCAGCATATGGACTCAAAAACTGGAAGCCGAGCCACGCCTCAGAGAACTACCACAAGGGTGTCCTCCTATAAATGGCGCCAGCATCCGAGCAGGAGTGGGAAGGGGTTTCATCTGATCAGACTGCCCGCGCATAAGACACGCCTTATTAAAGGCGATTGCTTCAATTGCGGACAACGGGCGACTGTCATGCTCTTGGATACGCTCAAGCTCTGCAGCCAGATCACTATCGCTCAAACTACTCATACACCCCAGCAGCAGAGCATAGCGCTGCTTCTGAGAGCCAGCGGCCCCAGCCGCTTCACCGAATCGCCAGACGAACTGCACAGCAGCGGTGCTGGCCACGGCAAAACCAAGCCAGAAGGTATCCGCCATGGAGCCAAAAACTGCCGAACCCAGCAGAATCAGAAGAAAAGTGCAGAACCTGTCAGCACGGGCGTTAAGGGTTTCTGTCAGCTTTTCAACGTTGAAAGAGACAAAAACTGCGAACTCATCAGCATTGCGTTGCGGGGTCACGGAAGCGCCTGTCAGACATTACGATCTCAAGTGAGTGTGATCTTGGATAACGTCAGTAGCTTCATCCTCCTGCTCATCGCCAGATTTTTCATCATCCTGGTTATTTTCAGTAGGCAGAAAAGGAGCTTCATAAATTGGCCGGTGAGTATCCCAATTCATGTCGTCTGTAACCCTACGATATGGATCAAAAATTTTTCTCGGTATCTCTCTATCAGGCATGTTCCTCTCCCCCCTTCCTCTGATCTTACGTTTTATCAAGCTAGCACAGTGAATTTTGGTTTTCCTGCTGTCACGTTGATAGCAGGATCGCTATCTGCACATTGGGCCCCTGCCCATCTGGGCCCATCGCAAGGCAGTAGCCTATGACCACGAAGCCTACCCACACGCACCGCACCCAGGGAGGCCGCTTCACCTTGGTCGCCCTTCACCACGGGACCGGGGCCCTGGATGGCCAGCGCCTGGCGCTATACCGCGACCTAGATCGTGAGGTCGAGAGCGTCGCCCTCGAGGGGGAGTGGCGACAGCACTGGCGGGAGATCGAGAAGGACGACTGCACCCTCTGCATGGGCACCGGCACCGACCAGATCAAGGGCAACAAGCGCCAGCCGTGCGGCGGTTGCTATGGCCTGGGGAAGGTCCGGCCGGACGGGGAAACGCCGACGGATATGTGGCAGCTCGCCGACATCGCGGGCCGCATCATCCAGCGCCAGCAGACGGCCCTGCAGAGACTGCACAGCCTCGAGGCCATGCCCGAGGTCCAGGAGCTGGTGAAGCGCCGCCAGGACGAAGCTGTGGGCCGGCAGGAGCAGCAATGGAGAGGCGGCCGGGGGCATGGACCCAACGGCCAGCGGAGAACGGGAGACTGACGATGGCACTGCTCACACCGGAGGAGGTGGCCCAGCAGCTCGCCATGAGCCTGAGCTGGGTCTATGCGAACAAGCACCGCATCGGCTACCACCAGCTCGGTACCGCGATCCGGTTTGAGCCGGCCGACGTCGCGGCATACTCTGAGGGCTGCAAGCGCGGCCCTCAGACAGGGGGACGCAACACATGGGAATCACTGTCCGCTACAGGGAGAAGCGCGACCGGTGGGTGGTCACGGAAACGCACCACGGTCAGCGACATCAACGAACGTTTGCGGGGGATCGAGACGGGGAACGCCAGGCGCGAGAGTACGCCGCCAAGCGCGAAGCTGAACTGAACGAGGCGGTCTTCCATGGGGAGGTGATGGGGCGCCAGCCGCACCGCACCTTCATCGAGGGCCTCGAGCGTTGGATCGACGAGTACGACGTGGCCAGCCAGGTGAAGGCGATCCGCCCGGTTGCGGCCTACATGGGCGACCGGGTGCTGCTCGGCCAGGAGACGCTTGACCGGGCCCGGGAGATGGCCCGGGACCTGCGCCGGAATGGCCGGGCCCAGAGCACGATCAACAACCACCTCCAGGTGGTGAAGCGCGTGCTCAACCTGGCCTACCGCGAGTGGGGATGGCTCGAGCAGCCGTTGGGAGACAAGCTGCGCAAGAAGTCACCCAAGAACGAGCGGCACGTCTACCTGACCACAGATCAGCTCAGCGAACTGCTGCAGGCGATCCCCGACCGGAACCCCGTGGAGAAGAAGGTCATCGCCCTGGCGGCGCTCACCGGGCTACGTCAGGGGGAGCTGCTCAGCCTGGACGCCTCGAACGTCCACGGTGGTCGCATCCTGCTGCGACCAGACCAGACGAAGAGCGGTAAGGCCCGGGTGGTCCCGGTACCGGAGGACGCGCGGCCATGGCTGGAGGATCTGCCCTTCGCCACCACCTATCCGCGACTGCGCCTGGCTTGGGAGAAGGCCAGGCAGGCGGTGGGCCGGCCGGACCTGCGCTTCCACGACCTGCGCCACAGCTACGCCAGCATGCTGGCCCAGGCCGGCGAGAGCATGACCACGGTGCGGGATCTGCTGGGGCACTCCAGCCTGATCGTCACATCGCGTTATGCGCATATGTTCGACGCCGGGCTCGATGACATCGCCACGAGGCTGCCGCGACTGGATGCGGCCATCTGCGACCAAACTGCGACCAAGCACTGA